ATTGGCATACGAGCCATAATGTGCTCCTGTTGGGTTTAGGTAGGCGAAAAACTTTTCAGCGATCGGGGCTATACGTTTCTCATAGTAACCGACTGCGATGTTGCACGGTCTGCACAAAATACCTCTCACTTGGCCTGTCTCATAGTTGTGGTCTATGTGAGAACTTTTGTTAATCAAGCATCCGCATAAAGCGCATTGGAAATTCTGCGATTCCAGCAACGCTTTATGTTGGTGCTTGTTAAGACCGAATTTTGCTTTCCGGCTCGAAGCAACATTGTTGTCCGCGCAAACTTGGCATTTTGTCTTGTCAGGGCGCCTATCACGACCGCACTGACATTTACCGGCGGCCTTTTTTTTATCCCGCCATCTTTTTACCGGCCAGTAATTTGGATGCACTGCTGTTTCCCCCAACAGAAAACACCCAAGAAAAATCAAAGGGGCAGGCGGCTTGGGGACCGCTTTTCGGCGATCAACCTAGCCCCAATGTTATTCTACTGCGTTAGACCGAAGTCGTAAAGACAGCCTGTCGGCGGCGATCAAAGCATAAGAAATTGTAGCTGAGATCGAGAAATACCTGCCAAACGTTATGTTGGTTGGGCGCCTTTGTGGCCTCGCTCTCTCGCAAATAATCACCTTTGAGGCAAACGGGCATAAAAGCACTGTGGTCGATCATGTAGACCGGCCCATCGCTACGCGAATCCAGTTTCGGGATCCAGATGATCGGATGCTTGCGGAAGAGCATCTGCCCGTCCATCGCGGCGATGTCGCGGCCCAAATTCTCGTTCTGCCCTTCGCCAACGTCCTCGATCGAGAGAATCACGGACTCGGGAACGTAGATCCGATATCGCTCGCCCATCGAGCCGCGGTAGTCCTGTTCCGTCACCGGGCTCTTGAAGCGAATCTTCCGGTGCGCGGTTCGCATCTTCGAGATCAGATCCGACTTCGTTACACTGGTATAAACAGCCGTGTAGTTCTTGAAGTTCGGGCTGTCGGTCAAATCGACACCGCCGATCGTCGCGTGGCTGCCAGGCAGGCCGCCGTTGAAACCAGTCGTGGCGTTCTCAACAACCCAATACTGAATCGAATAAGGCAAAATCTTGTCGGTCGTGCCCGGAGCCGCGCCCCACGCGCGGTCTTCCAGCTCCTCAACGAGTCCCAACAGAGCAGCTGCCCGGCGGGGTTTGATAACGTTCAATACGAGGCTTTTGCCGCGGTTCATCAGGATGTCAGTCTGATAGATCAGGGCCCACGATGTCTGCGCGTGGCGCCACGGAATCTGGATCTGATCCAGGACATCGGGGATGTTAACTTGGTCGGTGTCCATGAGCCCGACGTGCTTGGCGCTGGTGCTGTCCAGCTTGCTCATCAGCGTACGCTGGATACCAATTCCAGAGTCAAACATCACCTTGTCTTTCTTGAACCACTTCGAGAAAACCTCGTAGTAGGGGAGAGACTGGGCGATTTGCTGAAACCGCAGCGGTCCCAGATCGTAAAGAGTAGCTGCCACAAGGTCGGCAATGTCGGTCGCGGTCAAAGCTGCCACGGAAGTGTTCCTTCAGATTGTATTGTTACCGCCAATTTACTTGGCGCAAGGTCAACCAAAAATGACTACCAGCCTTCAACCCGCCACAAGACTTCGGCGACTGCATCGCACATTGCGGAAAAACACCGGCAAACGGGGATAGCCTGTTGTATAATTATTCGGGTTTGGACGCTAAAAGACAACGTTGCTTTTACTGACCCGAGTACGATGTATTTGAATACGTAGCATCGTTGTAGAAGATGCCGTTCAAACGTCGCAATTTTGAGCGTCCAAAAGTATCCAACGCTAAATTTCCGTTGTATCCCAGCACATGTGCATTTCTCTGCCTATCGCGAACAATATTTCCGGCCAGCTTCTGCATGAAAACCTGAAATAGCGGGCCCTGCATTCCAATTTTGCGAAGCTCGGCGACCGCCATGCATGAAGCCAGGATCCCTGGACCATGAACTTGCCCGCCCAGCGGGAAAGGCGCATCCTCCGTCAGTCGCTGCGCGTGGGCTTGGTAGCGGAGTGCCATACGGTACTGAGCATCCGGGGTCGGGTGCAGCACAAGAATCAATGTCTGTTTCTCGGTCCCGGCGGAATCCATCGGTTCGATCGCAAAATATTCTGGCGGCGACGTAAATGATGTGCGGGCTTCGAGAGCCAGGAGCCGCGACGGGCTCGCGTGCTTCGCCGTTGGAAAGGCATTGTCGGTATCGAGGTACACCAGATCTCCGATGGGCCGGTCGAATGTCGACGGCAGCGCATACCGTCGTTCATCCGCTTCGGTGGTAAACTCCCAGGTCGGTCGCATAAAAGACCATTCGTGAACATCACCTTCTACGATCGTATATGGCGGTTGCAGCGGCGGAGGAAAGTAGTACGACCTTAAACCTTCGTCGATAACCTCTTGAACAGTTTGCTCAGTCTCGTCATTCCAGTCTGCGTGATTGATACCAAAACCGAGGTATCCACCAATCTGCCGACGAAGGTAGTAAAAATCGATTTCGAGCGAATCTGCGCGATTTGCAATTGGCCAAGGCATGTTCGCACTTTCCTACGTAATAGTTGTCCAGGACAGGCCCCACTTCGTCCCTAAGGCACTGCCGATTTCATTCTCTTCTGTCGTTGTTAGCACGCGATCGAATCTTGCGTACTCACCAATGGCCCCGTCCGTAGCTTGTGTGCCCGCGGCCAGAGAGAGCAACGTTACCGCGGCATCCGTGCCAGTCCCGGCGTTTCCCGAAGCAACCGCTACGCCGCCGTTGACGTAAAGCAATGAGGCAGTCGAATTGAATTCGGCCAACCAAATCTCAAGCGTGTTCGCGGTGTACGTGCCGTCAGCGAGCTGCGTGCCCGCGCGTATGAACCTCGCATCAGCGGCGGTAATCCCTAGTCGACTCTGCGAGGCACCGGAGAAGTGCCGAACCGTGCTGCCTTCAGGCGCTTTCACAACAATGAAAATCGTCTTCGGGTCCGGTGATAAGAGTGAGCCAGTGGCTAAAAACGCAGCGGCGTTGCCCTGAATCCCCGTTAGGCTCCCAGCCAGCGTTGTTACGGCAGGTTGCAGCGACGTATTGGCCTGCACGGCATGGTTGCCATTCCCGGTTTGATCCGTCACTGAGGTCACCAAACTGTTGACGACCGTCATGTGGTTTTCGGTGCTGGCGGACATGTCGTATCGAAACACAAGGCCAGGATAATCCCCCCACGAAAACTCTGGACCGCCACCATCCGCACCGCCCTGCGGGTTGATCGCCGAGAGGCCGCTAAGACCGGATGCGAGTGGCTTGGTTAGAGACATCGTCTATCTTTTTTGCACCGTTAATTTTTTTGTGGCCGTGCCATCGAGCAACGTAATAGTGACCGCGGCGCTAATAGGCACAACTATTCCGCGATCTCCAAACATAATTTGCCCAGGACCGCTGGCTGTAATATCCGCCGCGAGCAGAGTTGTATTATTGGTGGAGTCTACGATTGTCAGGCCACCACTGGTCGGCGCAGTTGCATAAGACCACGTAATCCAGTCCAAAACATTGTACTCGTTAGCGACGGCATTGATAGTGATAACTGAATTTGAACCGCTTGCAGCAGTGTTGTAATCAGTATCTTGCAACGCCATCGTGTCTGGAAGGCCGCGCATTTTATCTCGTTCTCCATAAAGCCCTGCGAAGCAGGAATTGATATTTTCTCAACTGAGCACCGCTGAAAGTTAAATTGGCCGGTTTTCCGCTAATTGAATACGCACCAGAACCTGCGGAAAGCAATCGACCAAATTTAGGAGTAGCGGCAGTTCCGGTAACTGAAAAAGATCCTGAGTTTGCAGCAAGCTTGCGACCAAACAATACGTCGGCCGAGGAGCCAGTTACACTAAATGAGCCTGAACCGGCCGAAAGCAAACGACCAAATTTTAAGGTTGCGGCGGTGCCTGTTAATGAATATGAACCGGAGTCCGCCGCAATACTAAACGTGCCGGCTGCAGCGTTCCGCTTTAATGTTTTACGCCTCGGCAGGATGATGCCGGTCGGGTTGCTGTAGATGTCCCAGACTTCGCTGTCCGTGAGGGCACGGGAATACACACGTACATCGCTGATGGCGCCTTGCGTTCGTGTAAATCCGGCTATATTCCCCATATAGGCTGCTACTGCAGAGTGATCCCCAGGGGCACCCAAAGCCGCTGATTGATCTGGTTTTCCATTGATGTATAGACGACCAGCCGTGTCTCGTCTTAAGGCAAAATGGTAGTGCAATCCCGTTGTAAATGTACCGACACCAGTGATAGTTGCAAAGCCGCCTCCTGAATAGGTTCGCGCGTATAGTACATTTGCAGTGGTTGCACCGAAACGAATTCCATTTGTGGCATCATCCTTTCCGAATAAATCATGGAAAATTCCAGTCTGTGCTGGTTTGAAAAACAACGAAATTGTAAACTCTGACCAATTGCCTAACCTCGTTCCGAGATTGACATAATCATTCGATCCATCAAAATCCAACGCCATACCATGGTGGCCGTCGACCCAATCCGTGGGTGGGTCCATGCTGGTGAGGGTGCCGTGGTTCCGGTAAAGCGACGAGTCGAAGCAGAGCGTGCTGCCTGGGTGCTGGCCAGCAAACCAGAACGCGAGTTCCTTGCCCTGGCCGTCACGGTCAATGTCGTCCAGGTCGAAGTCTTCTGGGAATTGTTCGTAGAATGCCATTTATACTAAGAGGCTGCCACATCATCGACGTTCGGAATTAAAGCCACATACATCTCGACCGCGTCAGCAATGAACGCTTGACCGCAATCATTTTTAATTACAACTTGGCCATATCTAGACGGTGGGAAAAAACGGCTGCGAAGAAGAGCAACCTGCGGTATTGCATCGGCGGTCATTGCCATTACCCCGAGAAATATCAATTGACGTTTGAACTCGTCGATATCCGCCTCGGCACCGCCACCTGGGACCCAAGCAGCGTCCGCACCCGTCACCGACGTGCCGCCGTCGTTGCCTGTCCCCGCCGTAGTCACAAAAGACGAAGACCAGTAAAATTCCACACGATTCCCGGCTGTTGGTGCCACACCGGGCTCGATACACGCTTTGACGGCGTAACTGCCGGCCCTGTTAGCAGTCAAATCGGCCTTTGCACCTTGTCTCGCGGCGCCATCAGCAATACTTGTGAGATCAAGTTGATGAGTCCTTGTTATACCGCTAGCCGTGCTGCTGTAGTCCGTGGTGTCCGCCCAGCAAATCGGCGTACCCATTTCAACTGTTACGTCTGCCATTATACAATCCCTCCGGTGACTAGAGCCTCTACGGCAGTATTGACCTGCGACTGCACTGCGGAATCAGACGCGCCGTTGATTTGGGCCGTAGACAAATCTTTGTTGGCAGCCAGTATGTAATTCATCAACTCATCAGCTTCGTGCAAAGGGTTGGCGAATGTGTTGCTGGCCCACGTCAACTGATTAAGTGTGGGAGTTGCTCCGACAACATACGCCTGCGCTTTAATAACCGCCGCTACGGCGAGTTTATTGCGCAGGGCGGTATTTGTACGCAAATTAAACAGCTCTTCATAGGTTGCCATCTGTCTTTAGCCTTTTCTACCGCTTAACGGCGGCTACGCAATTACGTGGTGACCATCATAGCCCGCATATTGCCGGCCTCAGCCCGCATCCAATAGTGTTTATTACCACACACAGAACACTTTCGGACGGCCTTGAACTCCTGTTCCTCCACAACTATTAAGTTGTTGAAGTCACGGCAGCAAGCGTACATATCCGGTTGCCGGCGCAACGAATTATTCCACCGCAAAATAGAACAAAAATCCATGGCACTACTTTCCAGTTAAGAAGTTCCAAGTTCTCTTATACCACGGTGGTCTTTCTGCCTCGGCCTCATTGGCAACCCTAAGGGCTCGAACATCTTTAAGCAATATCCACACTTCGTCCATAACTCGATCAGGATATCGTGGGCAATCGAAAGCCCCAGACGGAACAGTTTTTTCTGCGTAGAAAGCTCCACTACGGACAAAAATCTTGTGTTCCTCGACGCCAGACGGCGGCTGGTCGATCGAAAATCTTTCAT